GACATTCAGTATTTTTTTCAATTTGTATGCAAGCTGATGGTTTTACCCATGTACTACCATACACAGCACCAAATTTAGTATCAAGTACAATCTGCACCGAATCGATTAATTTACATTTCATTATTTACTCCATTCGAAAATGTATTATTAATTGAATCCCTGAAATATCCGTGATATACATATAAATCAGACATAACGATTAATTTAAATCCTGCGTTTTTTAAATCCGAAAAATAGGTATTGTCAACAGTAAAAAAACCTTCCTCGTTAAATCCGCCGACAGTTTGCCATGCTTTTCTACTGGTAAGAATAAAAAAACCTGAAAATTGACCTCCCGCAATGTTTGTGTAATCAAGAAGTTTTCCATTATTTTTATAATATAGTTCTTTTGCGTATTGTCTATGATAAAGAATATCATTGTTATTTTCGTCGATATTTGGTGCTCGTTGAAATTTACATTTAATGCGGTTCGTATAACACGTTATCCAACCGGCATCAGAACCACATTTATTAATTGCATTGACACAAATATCATACCAGAATGGGTTCAAAGCAAGATAAACATCATGATCAATTAGTAAAATCCATTCATATTTACATTCATTCATAATTTTGTTATAGCAATACCCTATTTTTTTATTAGGATAATAAGGTATGAATGATTGAAAAAAAATATTTTCTTTTTCAATTTTTTCATTTGTAAATTTAAATTTGTGATCATTTTTATTTACAATTTCCTTGATTTTAACTATTTTTTTCCTTTCCAAATCCTTTGCTTTACGTAAAGTTGTTCTGAATTCATTACCTGGTTGTTTCTCCTTCCATTGCGGGTCAATGATTTCACATACAGCTATAATCTCATTTTGTGGTGACATTTTTCAGCGATTCCTTTATTTCGTGGATATTTATTTTTACCCAATCAATATCTGTTTTCAGTCCCGTTAGTTGATTACTATAAATGTTGACCTTATCCTGTATTAAATTTAATGTTTGTTCATAAAATCTGTTTTCGACAAAAAATTTTGCAGTTATTATTTTGCAAATAACATCTTTAAGAATTAACATAACAAAAGCAAACATTCCGATCAAAATCGCATCAACTAATGAGTACTGCATTGTTCAACATACCTCCAAAAATCGTATAATGATTGTTTTAAATTATATGTTTTCCAGTGCGAATGTCCAACATTTTCATTCACTATTGGTTTACATCCACATAGTATTGATTCAAAATAAATTCTCTCTCCCGCCCAATTATTAACAGGTAAATGTAACATATATTCGCATTTATTATACCAATTTGTCATTTCAATTGATGATTGATTTGTTAAAAATTGCACATTACCGTTTACATTTAATGTATTATCACCAATTATAAAATATTTTTTATCCTGATTATTCTGTACAAACTCGCTTATATTGCAACCGCACTTCCTGAAACTGGGAACGAAAACTGAATCTTGTTCACGTTTAATACTATCATTAATTTTATAAAAATGTGTATCAATTGCCAAAGGTAAACATAGAGAATAATTTTTAATGTGATTTCCGATTGAATGTAATGCTAAATCTAAATGTAATGGTGAAATAAACACGTTTAATTGTGCTAATGTAAACAATTGTAACGATAAATTTATCCTTTTAAATTCTCGTAAATCGTGATCATATTTTATATATGGAATTCTTTTTTCGTAAATACACATATTTATAAAATTCATCTGCTCGAAATTAAATTCGAATATATTATTGATTACTATTAAATGAGCATTAATAAGGATATTTTTATTGAAATTAGATGGCGTCACACCTACTATATCAAAACCAAGTTCGTGACCTATTGAAACAAGAAAATTATTTGACTGCTCTGCTCCACCATTTTTCGAGTAGTCTTGAATCCATGCAATTTTTATTTGTAAATTATTGTTAAAACGTTCTCTGTTTAAATAATTATTATTAATATTTTTTACAATCGGTTTTACGCTAGTTGATAAAGGAGATAAAATTTTTATCTTACCTATATCACGTAAACGAATAGCTTTTTGCTCTTCGAGGTAAAATTCACTTCGAAAATTAGTTGTTATATCTGGTGAAATACCTATGCACTTCACTTTACCCATAAGAAGAGTAGAGTAGAGTAGATTTATACTCTACTCATATCCTTTCTTTTAGAAATTTAACTAGAAACACCACCGAGATACGTAAACGCTTCTGGCACAGCAGCACGACCGTCATACCGTGTAACGAACCTCACTGAACTTTCATCGTATACAAAACGTGGTGCATTGCTAACATCAATTGCCATTTCTTGACGCATAGTAACGAGATACCATCCTAAATCGCATAAAATTAAGTCACCAGTTAGACCTGTTTGAGCACAATTTCTTGTATAGTAAACTGGATAATTTAACAACTGTGGAATTCTCGTCGGACTCTGAGAAAATGTATCGTAACGATCATAGAAAATTGGTCTATTGTTATTGTCAACTAATGAAACTAGTTGAATCGCAGAAGCTTTTCGAGTTAGCCACGACAAATCACTAAAATTTTCATCAATATAAGCATCCATATTAAAAATATCACGATAAGAAATTTGTCCTGCATTTTGCCTCGGTGTTGCTGTAATAAACGGATCCTGCGTAATTCCGACACATGGAACATTAGCATTTAAAATTCCAGAAATTATTCGTCCCTCCATATCAAATTGAAATGCTCTTGACACTAAAGTAACAAGATAATTAATAATATTTATGGCGGAATCTTCGATTAATTCATCTGTTATATGAATAAGAGCAATACGTTTTTTAGCTGTAAATGTCAATTGCTCAAATGTCGGATGTGAAGAAGTTTTTTCGCCTCCTTCGCCTGGTGAATATATAACTACTCCACCGAAGTATTGTCCGGCAGCTTGGTTTAGTCGTGGTATATTTAAAATTTGTCTGTTCATTGGCATGCGCCACGCCTGGGACAAAATCCTCGATTGCGCGATTGCAAATTCAATAACAACAGTATAAAACTCAATAGGTACTAGAGCACCACCATGCGTCAATAATCCCTCCTCAAGACCTGCTTGTTTTTGCATCAAATCACCGAGATTAATTCCAGCTTTATAGTATTTTTCGCTGCATCGGCTATTGTAATCTTTTACATTAAATCCTGATTGTTGTGCATTCAGTAAATTTCCCTTTTGTTTCATCAAATACGCAAATTGTTCCATTTCTTTTGATAAACGTTTAAAAGGAGTTCCCATACTTGAGAGCTCTTTTGCCATTATCTCGGATGTACGTTTATAACTATCTGATTTGTAATTATATGATTTGTTAAAACATGCAGTATCAATTATTGAACAATCACCATCATTACCTGAAATAGATTGTAGTTCGTTTCCATCACCATGAGGGAAAACACTTTTTCTTCCGAAATCATTAATTTCCCTTTTTAACTGAATTATTTCTTCTTTTGTTGACTCCTGTACAATATTTTTAATCATTTCTGTCAAACTATTAATGTCAAATTTTAATACTTTTTGTTCATCCATAAAATCTCCTTTACAGTTTACCAGTTATTTTTTTAAATTCTTCTTTTATATTATCACGTACCGAATCTTTTAGTATTCTGACCAGATCAGCAGGCAGTTCAGTAACTGGTTGCTCATTTTCCTCAAGAATTAGAACGGTATTATCAACTGATGTAGTATCATTACACGAGTCAATAGTATGTTTATTTTTAAATAGATTCAGATTTTCAGGATCTCCATTCAAGTCAAGTACAAACGGAGTAATTAAATTTACAAATTCATCAATAATTCCTAGAACGGTTTTTTTATTGCCATCACTGTTAAATACTTCGCTCATAAAACCATTCCATAACGTTTGTAAAGCGTCGTACGTAATTGTTCTTGCGACACGCTCTCGAAGCGATTTCAGATTATTTTTATGTTCAACCAACTTTATGATATAATCATTATCATGAGATGTAATAGCACCTGATTTTTTATCCAGTTCAATAATACCATTAAATGTGGTTAAAATAAAATTGTTTTCATTCTCAACTTTATTAATGATATCAATATGAGTATCTATTGAGTTTTTTTCTAGTACACCACATAATGAACCATCACTACTAGTACTAATACACAGCATTTCCTTATCTTTTTTCAATCCATATGTCAATAAAACATTTGAGTTTTCAATCAGTTTCTCACTGTCAAAATCTTTAATGACGTCCGCGCCGATATTAGCAGGGACGCCTACTTGAGAATATTCCACAACACTACTTTTTAAAATGTCTAAACCTCCACCAGGGATATTTTCGGCTTCTTTAATCCTGAAACCGAGGGACCAGTAAGGCATAAAACCATTTTTTGCTTTTTCGTAAAGTTTTCGACCTGTATTATCCGGTGGTGTTAAATGTTCGCCGTTATAATATTGCGTTCGCGCAATAATTCCCTTAATTCCTTTATCATTTATTTCTTTTCTTAACTCTAATGGTTTTGCTATTGGTTCAAAGCCAAGAACCGGATCTTTTCCATGCTGCTTAAGAACAACCGGCATACCATCAAATTCCACCCCGTCAACGCGAACGATATCACCATCGCGATCTTTCTGTTCAGCCGTGATAAAATGCTCAATAATAAGCTCTTTATCGTCAAAACTTTTTACTTCTGATTGATAAACTTTTCTTTTTATCAACATTTTTAACTCCTTTTTACATATCCTAAAGTACATCTACAATTTACATTTTCTTTAGCTAAACTACCTCCACCAGGATGCAACATTTTGTCATCCCCAACCTCAAAATATGCATCAATTTCAATCGCATTTTCCTCATTGTAAATAACACCGGCTTGTTGATGTGAATCACGCGCATCCGGTTCATTAACCCAAAATTTGAGCAACAGAGCTTCCAAATCATTTTGTTTAATCACTTGTAAATCTGCAAAATTAACCGCGTCAACGCTTTCAGTACGTGCAATCATCAATGCTCTATGTTTATCGTATGATTCAAATTTTGCTTTTAGTCTATCAGCAATTTCAGTGATTGAAATCCCTTCCTGAAATCCCTCACCTAAAATAATATTAACTTCTTTGTGTGTTACACCTGTTATTTGTTTGGAATATTCCACTAGACGATTACCTAACCATGTTTGCACTACATTTGTATTAGCGGAAAACTCCAAATCGAGTAGACCAGTAATAATCTTTTGCGCTTCCAGTTTTTCTTCTGCTGTTTGCTGTATTATAGTAAAAAAAACTGGTCTCTGTAAATCGATGAGTTTTTTTGTCTCATCAAATATATTAATATTTAAATCATCTAATTTTCCTTTAGCTAAAACTTCTCTTCTCTTAATCCTCGAAAAACCTATAAGATTATCGTACAAATTTAATGATTTTCTCCCTTCCAGTTTCTCCAATAAATTTTTTAACTGATTTTTAAAATGAGCTTGCAAAACTGGAGAGAGTAGTTTTTCTTTTTTCATCAGTGATGCATAAAATTGTTTCCAGATAACATTTTTATCTAGTGCCTTGTTGTAAAGTTTAATAGCGTTATCAGTAGCATCTGATGTTGAACCGTATTGCGTTAAACTAAACGGCATCCAAGGCGATTCACCCCATTCTACCGGTTCGTCGCCTTTTCTTGCTCGAACCTCATTGATAGTATATACTCCCCTACTCAAATATTCACTATCTTCGTGTAAATCCATTTCACGATTATTAAATGTTGGTAATTCAAAATCACAGGTAATTTTTTCATCATAAAGGGGTAAAATGAACGATTCAAAAACTTCCTCTATCAGTAAACATGTTGGCTTGATTCCTTCTTTGTAATATGTTTCGTCCAATGCTTCTGCGTTCGCTCTGTTTACATCAGTAACTATTCCTAGTTTTCCTTTTGAAGTATCAAATGCGGATATTATTTTTTCACTCGCTAATTCAGACATTTCCTTGAACGCTAAATCTTTTGAAGTAAGGGTTAGTTTGCTATCTCTTAAATGTAAACCACTATGTAAAACTAACGGTTTTCCGGTACTGAGAACACCACCAAATTGACCATCAATGTCACTAATTAGAGCATCAACAGCTTCCTTATGTAAACGTGCATCAGTTTCAAATACATTTCCAAAAGTCGCCTTATTTCTTAATAAATTATATTGTTGTTGATCGAGATAAATATCAATATTATATGGATACTCTTGCGTAATTATTTTTGATAATCCCTCGTAGACAGAATCAGGATTCGGATATTTAAAAACGACTATTTCATCTGGTTTAAATGTCACTTGTATATTTCCGTCTCTGTAAATATACCCACCAATTATTTTTTCTCTATCGGGAATAACATTTAACGTTGCTTCTTTTCTTAACGGTAAAGGCCATAATTCTACGGGTGTACCTAAAATTGGGTGTTTGACCACATAAACACCACAATAACCGGCAAGTTCCAATCTAATGACGAGATTTACCCAAAACTCAAAACGTGTCATTATCGGATTAGGTCTTGTCATTAAATCAAGAAATGGATGTTCGAATAATTCTATTTCCTCAACTTTCATTTCCTTTAAATATCGAGTACGCTCATATTTATTTTTATACGTTTGTAAATAACTCTTAAGATGATTACCTTTAATATATTGTTTATTTTGCCTGTATGCTTTTAATTTTAATGGGGTACACGCAACAGTCATAGCTTTTTTATTGATACAGGTAAATACCCATCCTTTGTAATTTGCACATAATGTACTATAGCTTTTATCAAGCGGTGAAATTTCATTTCCAAAATTTGGAAAAATAGTACGTGCACCTGGTTTGCTAACCTCAGTTTTCTTTTTAAATAGATTAAATTTCATGTTATTTTATAAAATGTTTGTTTGTTTTGCCCGATACAATTTAAATATTCCGATAAACTCTGCACCAAAAGTAGACCACTATCAACTTTTGTTTTAATGTAATCCATTAAATCATTGAAATCAGAGGTAGTCCATGTGAGACTATCCGCCACACTGCCCAGCTTGTGTCCAAAAAGAATAAAAACTGCTTTGGTTGAAACCGCATTATCAACAAATAATTTTGCATTTACCAGCGTAAGTGTATTATCAAAACCTCTACACCGTAATGCATAGGGATTTGAAAACGGAGCTCGCTCAAACATGAAACGATCCGTGCTTCGCGCAAAATCACAATATTTTGTAATTGACTCCTCTACTGTCTGAGGATGAATCCCATACGGCCACGCCATGAGACGTGCCGCTTTAAATCTCCTGATTGTCAAATAATAATATCCCTGATAAACATCATTAATAGCATCTGCCAGTGATACTGCACTATAATCAAGATGATTTTGCGTATGACTCGCAATGTCAAATCTACTATTCTGTAAATTATAAAGCATACTTAATGTTAGATAACTGGCGTGATTCGGATTTGATGTAATCCATGAAATTGTCTGAAAACAAGTTCCATGAAATCCCAATGATTTCATTTTTGGGAATCCTAACGTATAAAATTGTTTCCAGAGACCATCCCAAGTCAAAATAATAATACCCTTTTTCAGTTTGTTTGAAGATATTGACAAATGCTGTAACCAGACGTTGACCGTCGTTCCGGCTTTTGATTTAAAAGCTATGCGTATGGTGGTAACATCGGTAAAATCAGGTGTCCCTGTATTTGCATAACATCCATATTCATTCAAATTAAATTTTATTTTTTGCCATCCGATACCAAGGCAACT